TACGACTTCATGGGTTTGTTTAATAAGGCTTGACAGGTCGGTAGTTGTTGATTACTATCTACCCTACAAGTTATTCCAGTACCATCCAGCACCGTGGAAATTGGTGGCATCAGTCAGGATAAGGTCTGCATTGCGCCGAGTACCGTTGGTCTTTCTATTTCCCAGCGGCCTGATCAGAACTGTCTATATAAGGTGTGCCATCGGGTACTGGAATAACTACTTACTAGGAGCATCGTGGAAATAACCGTACTAGCAGCTCTATCCGGCATCTTCTCCCAGAGGGTGCTAGAGGCTGTGCTTGCTGAGATAGCTGGCCGCCAGAAACGGGGGATCTATGCCCCCATGGTGGTCAACTGGATCGTGCTTACTATCGGTGTATCCATATTCGTGCTCTTGTCTGACGGGGCTGTTATCCTTATAGCCCCGGCGTTTGCACTAGCACTACTGATCGACCGTTTAGATGGATACTTGTTAACCAGATCTGATGAGTCGATCAGAAACATTGTAAGACGGCGCTAGCGATATCCGTTAGCCCTAATCGTGGAGGTAAATTGTGAAATACATCGTTGCAGGAACTGGCTCAATGCCTTTGAAAGAAGTTCGGGATGCTCTTGAAGACCTCCCTGACAGAGACACAGTTGTCTACCTAGCTGAGGCAGGTACTCGGATAGGGATTGGCGAGCAGATCCAGTCATCTGGACTGTTCAAGGAGTTCTTCTTGTCAGTTGATAAGGAGAGCACGTTTGACGGCCTTCTGGGTAGTCATGACGAACTTATCGCCGGGTCCGAGGATGTCCTCCAATGGGATCTTAAGGCCGATCTTCTCGGGTCTACCGAAGAGGTTCAGGTGCTGGCCCTGTTCAATGGGGAAGAGGAGACGGACGCCTTTATCTTCCAGATCGTGGAGGCTGCTCTCGATGCCGGAATCCGGTGTCGAGCGTTCAACAATCAGATGTATGACATCCAGTTGAATGATGCTCCTGCTGAACCCATAGCTGAGCTTGTTGAGGAGATCCAAGAGGCTGTGGCAGTCACTGCGGACATCCCTACTCCTGACCTCACTTTGGATGAGATTAAGGCCCTGAATCGATCTGAACTTAAGGCGTTTGCCAAGGGTATCGGCGCATCTCCTAGCGACTGGCGAGTTCGATCTGACATCCTTGATGCGGTTATTGACCGCCTAGAGTTGGTGGTAGTCCTACCTGAGGAGAGCATTGTGGAAGACTCTACCGATGACGTAGACCTAGACCAGCTGTCTGATGAGATTGCCGCTCTGGATGATCACGGTGTGGACGTAGAGACTGTTTCGATTGTTTCGATTGATGTATCTCAGGTGCTAGCTGATCTTCTTGACTCAATCACTGCTGCCATCACTGAGGCTTCTAATGTCCTTCGATCTGGGAGTGAAGGATGAGGCTAACTATTGCAGCCCTATCCTTTGCATTCCTTCTCGTGGGGTGCGGATCAGAGTCCTATGACAGCGACTACTCCGCCCCGGTCCCTGTCGATAATCAGGCGATCCTCGATGTGGTCTGGGATTCTCAGTCCTATGATGATCAGCTTGCCATCTGCGCTGGGGTTCTGCAGTATGGATTGGACTGGGCGGCGACTAAGGTCATGGAGGGGGACACTGAGGATTACCTAACCTATGACGTGACCACTGCGTTCTTGGCAGACAAATGCCTCTAACCTTTGCGGAGTGGCTATCTATCGGTCTGAAGCTAGGCTGGATCTCTGAGCCGGTATGCGTCATGCATACCGGCCTCCCCTGCACCGAAGAGGAAGCGGAAGAGATAGATGATGGCTATGACCCTTGCCAGTACGGCCTTCGACTCTGGTGGCCTGCTGACGAGGATTAGTCGATGAAGTAGGTCAGCTGCATGCGGATACCATCTCCGCTAGCTATTGTGATCTCTGCTCCTGATGTCGGTGACCCTATTCCCGCTCCAGATGCAGCTGTTATTGCGAATACGCAGTCGTGGTAGTAGGTAGTGGCACCTGATGATGTCGGTGTTTTATTGTATTCGCACACGGCGTGGTATCTATTGTTTGTCGGCGCAGGGTCCCAGATAGATGCATTACCTATTGTCGAGGTGTGTGTCAGGTTGCCGGACGGAGCAACCGGTAGCTCAACTCTAATGGCATAACCCGCCGTCCCCGCCGTTGACAGCGAGCAGGTAAGCCACACGTTCACCAGCTTACCGGTCACTAGGTAACGGGCAGCGAAGTTATCCGCACCCGTATCCACGGTTATACCAGTTCTCGTGGTGACAGCAGCGTTCTGCATCACTAGTGGTTCAAACGACTGAGGGGACTGTATAGGTTCAAATTCGGACCAAGATGCAGTTCCACCTCCGCCCGGTGGAGCTTGGTTGTATACCCCTAAACGCTTTGCTGGCGCTCCGCCTGCGATAGCTGCAGTGTTGTATACAGTGGTGCCGTTGGCTGGCTCAGTGGGCCTGTCCGCACGGATAAGGATAGATTTGCGAACGTCAGTGGGATCAACGTCGACGTTTGATCCGACAAACACTGCTCGGTAGTTGATAGCCGCTTGAGCAGTGTCTAGGTTGGGGTTAATTTGGTCGGTTGCTTCTTCATCAGCTGCTGCCACGTTCTCTACAGGGCTGGTCATAGTGGCCTTGACTATGAATGAGTTTAGGGTTCCCTGAGGATCAGCGGTTCCTGTGGCGTTGAGAGTTCCGTAGTACTCCAGTGCCGGGACCAGCATATCCCCCGGGCGCATCGTGACGGTGATTGATCCCGACTGTGGGGCTACATAATCATCTTCTGTTACGGAAGTTAGGGAAGACCCGAAGAGTGATATATCTAGTGGAGATATGGGATCCAAGGAGGCAGTAGTTCCGGGCCAGATACCATCGCCACTAGGCCATGCAGACCCGTGGGGTACTCGCCACCATGACACTCCCCATAAGGAGTCGTAGCTGGACGATATCCCAATAGACCAGTTTACGATTACCTGACGAGGCTGCATAGCATTGCTGGTAGTTCCTGACGGAGGAGTTGCCTCGTATGTAAGACCAACCTCGGTACTGGACCCCGTCATGAGGCCGGACGAAACTAGGTGGTTAGTGGCAAACCTGTTAAGCAGGGTGTACTGAATTCCGCTGTTAGGCTCAGGAAGGGACTGCCAAGTTACTCCATCTCCTCCTAGATCCGTCACCGGGGCTGTAGACCGTTCTACAGAACCTTGACGAGCGTACGCCACGATAGACCGCACGGTCTCTTCAGTGATACTACCCACGTCGTTATTACCTAGTGAGTCAATTAGGGCGGTTACGGTTACGTCTGGAGCTGATTCAGTCATGGTTTATCCTATTGATGAGTACTTTGGTCAGGTTTCTTCGGGGTCAGGGATTAGGGAGCCGTATGCTGTTGACGTTATAGAGGTACTGGCGACGGTAGCTACCTCATCCTTTACTGCAAAGTCTAGTATCGGCATGTACACAGTGTCTCCCCAGCTGGGAGATGTTCCGGCATGCAGGTGATCCCAGTGGATGTTCACACTTGCTCCCTCAGGAACCCATGATCTTACATGGTGGTTCGGAGGATTATCCCCATCACCTAATGGTGGGAATAGGTAAGAGTTGAGCGAAGATCGGTTGTTGTAGTAGAGGCTGTAAGACTTATGTGGCGTAGGGTTATTGTCCCCGTACCAGCTGTAGTCCCCTGACATCCCCATCTCCCAGTCACCATCAAAATAGCCTAGCTGGGCCTCGTTCGGATCGACTAAGACGTTGTCTACGAAGATGTCTCCCTCGCCTTGAAACTCCAGCCTGAATTGGGCCGCTCGGTAGTCCTCTACGTTGGGGATCAGTGACTTGATCGGGATGAACCCTGACCCATCCGGGGTGTTTATATCTACCCAGCTAGTTGTTACATACGTTGCTGACCCTTCTTCCATAGCCGGTGGCCAGAAGAGCATGCCAATGCGAACCTTGCCTATCCCGGACACAGCAGCCTCTAGCGACCACCATGAAGATATACGCTGGTTTGGGATGGGGAGGGACTCTAGAACTATATTATCCCCCACTATTTCGGCTAACTTAACGCATCGACTTCTATCGCCCATGGATAGAGTTACGCCGCCCGTTTCCACTGTCATGACTGCGTTGGATCTCCACCCAAATGCCGGTGTGTCCGATTCTTCAAAGGATGGGTTTACGGCGTAGTTAATCCGCTGAGGGGATACCCACACATGGGCAATGAGGCTGTCTTCCCATGGTATTCCGGCTGATGATATTCCGGGAGAACCTACTCCTAGAGTTACCGTTGTATCATAGTAAATTCGGCTAGTAGTCACTGTTACTGCCGCAGTGTTCGAGGACGTCTCGGTGAAGGTTACAGTGTTCTTCGGTTGAGCATCGAAGTTGGCGTTGCAGACGATGGTCCCGCCGATCCCGTTTCTGATGATCACATGTTTAAGGACCCCTTGGATCTGGTTCCCGCCGAGAAGGTTCGACCCGAACTCTACGACTGGTGTGGTTGAGAATATTGAAGTTGCAGTCGTACTACCCATTGTTACTACCGCACCTAGCTGTGTCCACGAGGAGGTCGGCTCGGTTGGGGAGTCGGGGGCGGTGTAGAAGGTGGCAGTCCACCCGCCGTCGGGGTCGCTAACATCAAGGGTGACCCGAATCCACCCGCATTCGGTTGTGAACGGGACATCAGTCAAACATAAAGCAGTGGTAACATCTGTGCCATCGGGAGACCACTGCAGCGACGGATTCCCTCCATACATCGAAAACCAGTATGCGTAGTTTGGTGCAAAGTATCGTTTCCCAACGATCCCCTGATTGTAAGCACCGAACCAGTTTGTCGGCTGAAGACGAGCAGTGATCTCAAGATCACCAACGATGTCGAGCGCCGCAGAGTCAGGAGTCGATGCATAGGTCCCGTTATTGAGGCCGTAGCCGACGAGGCCATCTGGACCGATGTAGGTCTTTACACTATTAGCAGCCCCACCGTCATTGGTTTCAGCTATATACGAGAACAGTTGACCATCTGCAGGATTCTTAAGAACTACAGGGTAGTCCGCTGTCCCATACAAGTAAGTGGGGGTAGTCGGTTCTAGGGCAAGAAGTATAAATTGATCAGCATCATCAACGGCATCTATTGATATCACGATAGATGTCATGACTACCGCTGGGCCTTCGTACTCAAACCCTTCATCCTCAGGCACCGATATAGATACCTCACCTGTGACTAAATCAGTAGAACTAACCACACTCTGGGTACCACCGGTCGAACTGTCATTCGGTGCGGCCTGCCACCCTATCTCGTCCAGCTCAGGTAGGGTCAGGTACCCTATATCTGCTGGATCACCGTCCCCCCATTCGTCCGCTATAGCAGGGCTACGGACCATTATTGTCATCTTCAGCGTTATGTCTTCCCAGTCCACTGTTTCAGCGTTCTCTACAAACCATTGCTTTGAGAATGCGGCGCTAAACGTCATCTGACTATGCCTCCCCTAGAACCTTCTGGCTGGAAGTACCCAGCAACTGGTCCTCCGAATCGGAAGACAACCGCAGGTACAGCGATGGCTGGGATGCGACCTGCACGGTGTCAAGGGTATCAGCAGAGAACATTACCCCGGTAACATACTTAGGGTCTAGTGCTGCTGGAGAGTCCCCGGGGCCACCCGGACTGCTTGAGCGTATCCAGATAACTGGGCAAGCAAACCTAATGCCCTCAATATCTTCAGGGATTACCATAGATATGTAATGCCTAGTCCAGTCTGTGGAATCGACGATGACTGAAGCTGAGATATCCACACCTAATGGGGATACTGAGATGTATGAGTTTAGGCCATCAGAGAACGCATCACTGAATCCTCGCTTACCTGCTACCTTCCCATAATAAGCCAGTCCGTAGGCAACCCTATGGTCGTCTACTTCTTTGGATCGAGTCCAGAACGACAGGTGGTACAGTCTTCCGGGAATAACTGAATGGGCACGGTACCCGGGAACTAGGTTAGACGTGCTTCGGGTGGTCACTGATTGACCAACCCCGCATGCTATTGCGATTGACTCACCCGCTGCGGGTGTCAGCTTCAAGCAAGTAGATACAGGGTGGGCACCTCTGGTTAACTCATCCGGAGTAGTCCTAGGTCCCGGAGTTGCATCCTCTTCTGCGCCTATAGCCTCCTCGAATTCTGCGTCTGTAGACACAGTCTCCATCTTTAGATTTCTTACCGTAGCCGTCGGCTCAGCTCCTCCTGATAGATCGGCGTTCATAGCTACAGATAACCCGCGATGAGCTGGGCACCAGTTCCCGACTCCTGACTCGAATCTAGCGTCATCCCTGAGGAGAAGTAGGTTGCTGCCCGGAGATGATGTTACGTCGTATTGGGTGGCGGATGATAGGTAGGCTTCTAGGCCGCCGTATGTTCCCCGGCTAGCTGATATATCCCGAGATGCGGCTATCACCGAGCGATAGCGAACAGCGCCTACTGACTCATCCAGATTGAACCCTAGGTTCTGCTGACCTAGTGATGAGATGAGAGATAACGGGGAGCGGTCTGGGTCATAGATAACATCCATGCCCTCGGTGAGTGTTCTGGTCAGATCTAGGTCATAGCCAATGGTCTCAAACCACCGCTTGAGAAAGTATCTCCGCTCGCCTACAGCTGGTCTACCGTCTACCTCTTGATAGAACGGGGGGAGCTGATCGTACATAACTTGGCTATGGTCGTAGTTAATCGGAACAAGCGTCTCTGCAGTCGCAGTCCGATACCAACTACTGCCAATCCTGAATAGTTGAGAGTAGTAGTACCAGCTCCCAGAGGGGAGTGGGGTGTCCGTGCTCTTACCGGCGTAGTCGCCTGCCCCACTCTTCTTTACCCTGTACACGATAACCCCATCAGATGGCGTTACCGGGTGCCCAAACCCAGACCTAACTATGACCATGTCAAACCAGTCAAGGTCTGTAGGAGGGGTGCCCCACCAAAGGTCGACGGCATTGTATCCGGATGGCGTGCTTACGAGGTCGAATACGTCTAGCCCTGAAGGCGGGCGGGGTCCGTACCTAACCATCGAGAGACTATCCGTGCGTGGATCTTCTGCTCGCAGTGCATCCCCAGTGCCGGAACGCCTTGTCTGGATTGACCTTGACTCTATTGTCATGATACTGGAGCTATCCCGCCATAGGCGGTGATGGTCAACCCGTCGTCGTCAACATCATCGTCTAGGTCTGTGTCTGGCCTAATCCTTAGGATCTCATCAAACGCTGGGACTAGATTAATGGTAGAAGATGGCCCGCCGAAATTCAGGGTAAGTATGTCCACCCAGTCGACCCCTTCAATCTTCATGATGGCCCGGTAAACCTCTCCGAGTGAGATCTTTGACCCAAAGTTAAGGCTATCAAAGTTGAACAGCGACTCTACTGCCATGGTGGCTGTCTGTGTCACACTCTCCTGCTCAAACCCATCAAGAACATGCAGATCAATATCAATAACGCAGTCCTTCCAGACCACGTCTTCAATAAATACTGATGCCCCTACTAGGAGTTTGTCCTCTAGGTGCGAGGTCAGGTCAGTCTTCAGGGCAGCTAGGACAGGTTCGGTAGCAGTTCCACTCGTAGGAGCTATGCGGATGTTCACTGCGGTGTATATCTGGCCAGATGCCACTGCTTTAGATATCCCGGGAACCTGTAAGGTCAGGTACTCAAAGTCCGGGAGAGAGATAGCCCTATCCCCTACCCGTGCTGATCGGGGGATTGAGAACCGCATCGAGTCTAAGGACTCTGGGTCAGACCCACCATACGGAACACCGACGTTGGTCACGGTAAGCCCGTCTGCCAGTCCTATTGCACTGGATATTGCCGAGATACTTCCGACAGCCAACTGGTTAGCTGCCATGCCCACCCCGTACCGATATGACGCTTGTAGCTCAGCGCCTACCGGGGGAATCCTGCCCGCAGCCGAGTCCCCGAATAGGATGTTGGTATCATCCTCTTCGCTAACCCACGTCGAGAATGCGGAGGTGGTGGGTCTAGTAGAAGCCACTGTGGCGTACTCTGACCAGTTAACATACTGATTAGATGTACCATTAGATCCACCCTCTAGGGTCTTTACCCGTACTGACCCGGTTATTACGCCTCGGTTAGAAAGCTTGTAGGACAGGTTAGGTCCGCCGTCAGATGTACCTAGAAGCTCGTTAGTTACCAAGGAGCCTTCTGTCGCTGTAACTGTGGCGACAAACAGCCCATTAGACGCAGCGGTTGTCACGCTGTAGTCAGTGGTGAAGTAGATAGGTGTTTCACCGTCTGCAGCTATAGCCGATACCTGAGTATTAGCTGGGATAGTTGTAGCGAGGGTATCTGTAGCTGGCTGGGAGAACTTAAGTTCTACGACCGACGCTTGTCTTCCGATAGGTTGGTAACCGAGCATTTCGGCTATATAAAGTACCGACTGCCTGCGGATAGCCGTACCAAGAAACGCCTCACTAGATACCCGGTCAATGTAGTAGTTAGATACGTCCCCCATGTAGGCGTACATTTCTAGGAGTAGGGTGCCGAAGTCATTCGCCTCGCCTACTGTCTTCCATTCTGGAAACTTGCCCTTAGCAATACCCACCAGCATCGACCGGATAGTGTCGAAGTCTCTGGCGGTATAGTCAATGACTAGATTGTTGGTATTGTCAGCCATTGTTATATCCTCCACGGACTACCGGAATACTCAGAGTATCCGGGTCAGAATAGCTACTTATCCGGTATACCACATTGATTATAAGGACTGACTCTTCCCCGTCCGGGTCGTCTCCCAGTGTCACGGTATCAATCAATGCCCTAGGTACTGCGTACGCCAGCCTATCCTTTATGACTCCGGCTAGATCGTCCCGGCGGAGTTTATCTATAGGTCCAAATAGTGCCCCTACAAGATCAGCACCGTAGTCGGGCCGCATAATGCGCTCCCCGAAGTTAGTCATTAGCGTGTCGATTATCTGAGATCTCACTACCCTCGGGTAGCTCTCGGTGTATGCCAGAGAACCTGATTCATTTATTCTTATCGGGAAATCAATTATCTTCACGAGTTTCTCCAGCTAGATATCCATGTCCCGTTGGATAGCGACATGCTCGGGTGAGGTCTAGCGCCTCGGGTGTAGAACCACTTGTAGGGAATATTCTTCTTCGTTGGCCTGTACTTATCTCTTACCAGTTTTAGGCTGGTCTGGAATAGCCCATCAGATATTTCATGAGTAACCTCAGTGGCTACCCACAGCCCATCGTAGCTGTCCTGAATAAGCGATATTGCCCCTGTCGAGATGTCTACGGTATTACCCGGGCATAGCGACGAGGTTCCAAGTATCCGGGCAGTAGCTGTCTGTACAAGACTGTTCTGCCTGTCTATACGTTTAAATAGATCCTCGGCGTAGGCAGATGACGGGATATAGGTATCAGTAACGTAGAACGTGTCCCTACCTAGCGGGGACGCTGGTTTCTTTACTACCACTTCTCCACTAGATGAGAACCATGCTGCCCGTGGAATACTGGGTCTAGGGAACGTAGCTGCTGTACTCGGCAGGAAGTCTAGGAGCCGTCGTCCACCTGACCCTTGGCTGTCTACAGACTTCTGGAGGGTAATGACCGCTGAACCCACCTCTAGTTCATCGATAGGGTCGAATAGCCAGACTGCACCCTCGTGGAACGAGATCATGCGACCACTGAGGTTATTAGCGTAAGTTAGCGCTGACCACCCGGTTCTTCCGGTCAAGGATAAGCGAGGGAACGCTGCCGAACTGCCTGCTGAGTAGTAGCCAATGTTATCTGGGGAAAGAACCCTCTTAGCAATAGACTCAGCGGTAGCGTTCTTTACAAGTCCGAACACGGGTCGCTTAGTGACAGCGGTTGCTCCGATGCACGATAGCGTGCAGGTCACTGTCGTCTGGAGCTTTTGCTCCTTCTCGATGCTGTAGATATACCCGTAGAATTGAGTAGATCCTCCAGTAGACCCAATTATAAAGGATATGGGCTTCCCGTCGAGGTCCCCTATTTCGGACGAGGCTATCTGGCAGGATATCTGGGCAGAGTCATGCTTGCCTATCGCACGGTACACTTTGACCGCTGTTACGAGAAGTCCCCCTCGGTCCCTGCCGTCTATTCTAATCCGGCTTATGGGAAGGTTTATTCCTCCATATGGCAGAGATACCTTTACTTCTGCCATAACTACCCTCCTGCTGGGCTATACCTACGGTATAAATATAACATCGTTAGGTTTAAGATCCAAAGGGTGCCTGATCTGCGGGTTAGCTTCAGCCACTACCCACCACTTTTCCGAATCGTTTAATTCTCTCTTGGCTATTAAAGGGTATGTGTCACCTATAATCATCAGCTGAGTTCTATCAGGTGACTCAGGCAGCGGGAGCACCGGGAGACGATAAAGAGACTGGTGGACCTCCCGTACCGGCTCATCATCGACCTTTATAGGCTCACCAGCCTCATCATAGGTATTACCCCGAGTGAACTGTTTATCTGCGGATATGTATCGAGAATCAGTCCTCATACCATCCCCCCAGCAAGCGTGGATGCCGACCCAGTGCCAGACGGCCTACATAGATAGTTATAGGAATTCAGTTGGCTGTCGCTTATTGATGCTATACCGCAGCTTCCACTTGGACTTGGCCAGCTAGTAGCATGCATAATTGACATCTTCCCATCCGAACCTACGCCGCTAATCATAGCGATGTGGTTTGATCTACCGCTTACTCCGTGCCTCAGCAGGAGGTCCCCCCTCTGAGCATTAGCTTTAATAGAGGCTGCCGCATTCGCTCCGCTAACTACTAGCCCCATACGCTTCCACTTCTCACCGCTATGGATGTTGTAGAAGGATCTAGTGTTTATTACAGATGCTCCAAGAACATCAGAAGCCCCCGCATCTTGATAGCACATAGATATGAATCCAGAGCAGTCATACGACTTTGGCCCTAGCCTGTTGACTTGAGAGTAGGTATATGGTGCTGAGTTAGTAGCTCGTATTTCTGCTGCCTTATAGGTCTTCTGCTGTACTGTCCCGTTACCGATGAGTCCGATATTGGTTACCCCGGAGGCTGCCGCTCCTGCAGCGCCTTCACCCTCACCGAATGAATACGGGTTAGCTTTAGGAGCAGCCTCTGACTCTTCCAGAGTCGCCTTTTCCCTAGCTCTCTGGGCGTCTACGGCGGCGTCTAACTCAGCCTTAGTGTAGGTCTCGCTATAGACCTGATTGTAAGGAACTAGCGCCTCGTACTTAGCTATGGTCTGCTTAGAATCAAACCCGTAAGCCTGCTTAAGCGGGCCAAAGTAGGTGATGATCATCGTTAAGCTGACGATCATCCTCGTAGGGACCATGTCATGGGAGAACTTCACAAACTGAACCCGAGCGTTTGTGGCCCTTCCCTGCACCGTAAGATCCTTAGAGAACACCACGGTGATGTCTTTAGGGTTTGCCATCATGATCCCGTTATCCGGAACAGCAGCGGACCCGCCCATAGGGGGCACGTTTCTGACCACCATGTCAAAGTACCGGTAGTCCATGAGCACCCCTAGATCTGCATAGGGAACCTTAAGCTCATCAATCTGCCGGTCAAATACAAGGCTGAAACTGAAGTTAATAAAGTTAGGGGCTACCACTAGGTTGCCGGACTGGTAGATAGTGTTGAACGGATCTAGTGCTGCTTGGTCCAGATAACTAACGTAATCCCTAGTTATCTCTGCAGGGTTATACATGAAGTTGAGCTGACTTAAGCTCATTAAGTCCCCAGAATCTGGAGAACTCCTGCGTACGAAACCACGAGTTATCTTACTAGACCCTTGAGCCGGGGAGAGTATTCCACCAGTTGACGTATTAAATGGTGGGTTAGCTGATCCATTAGTACTTATAAAGTCTTTAACAGCTTGAGATGCTCCGCCGAGCTTGCTAATAGCTGGGTCCCATGAGTTGTTCTCGCCGCTGTCGTTATCTCCGTACCTACGGCTAGCGGTAGATGACGATACAGTCGATGGCCTAAAGGAATTAGTAAGTGCTGGGGTTATAATCGGCATTACACTCCTAAGTAACTATTCTCTTCAATAGCGCTGCGCAGGTGATCTGAAATAATGTATGCCGCTCGTTTGGCGTCGGTATCATTACCAGATATCTGGAGATTAAATGTGTTCTCCATTGTGATTGGAGATGAGTTTACGGTGTTATTTGACTGCGTAGCGTAGGTGTTACTGTTATTAGAAGTCGACATCTGAGGAGCATAGTAGGTAGGGGACTCCTGATTAGAAACTGCTTGCTTCTTTCGAGGATCACCTATAAAGAACCCATTAGATTTAGCAAGATTATAGATAGGTTCTATATACTTAGACGCCCCGTATAGCGGACTCCCGCTAGGGTTGAACCCTCCAGCTGATGCTTTCCAAGCATTAAAGGTACTGCCATTGTTCTTATATACATCCATGGCTGCCCGGGCGTTTACATTTACGTCGAACAGCTCTCGCTTACCTGCTGCGTTATTAGCGCTAATAATACCATTCTGAGCCAATCGGGGGTCGTGGACGTAGTTGATCTGCCACATCCCCCTATCCCCGCTGACGCTGCTACGGTTGGCAGTGGTCCGGTGAGCATCGGCTTTCCACCCGGACTCTCTACCTGCAATAGATGCAATTACTACAAGCTCATCCCCGGAGAACCCTGCGGCGGATGCTGCCTTGAGAGCTTCAAGTGCCCCTGCCTCATTTCCTATACTCTCGGAGTTTACTTGGACACCATTATTATATTTCTGAAGGATCGCTGCTGCACCGGCAGATGACCCGGGAGTCCCCATTACACCGTCAGCAGTAGCAGGAGCACCATCGGTGGCCCCAGAGCCTCTCTTCTTAGAGAAATCTACCGAGGATGCCACGCCGGGTTTACGGATACCGCTAGACCCTCCCAAGAACCCTGCAAAGGCGTTTACAGCGGCGTCACCGCCCTTAAGCATCTCCGCTATAGGTAGCCCTGTGACCTTGCCGAACCCATCCGCAAAGTTATCTATCAACGCAGAAGGGTCCATGAGTCCACCCTTGCCGAATAAGGCAGAGAAGTCTCCGGAGGCTAGCTGCTTGGCCCCCTGAAATAAGTTCCCAATAGTATCGAATACTCCTAAGGCAGACTGAGCAAACGATGCTAGTGCGTCCATCCCCGGAATACTGCTAACGATACCCCCTGCAACGTCAGAAATACCGCCCAGCATCTGGCTGAATAGGGATGGATCATCCCCACTATTAGCATCCCCTGATGCGGTTGCTCCTGCAAATGGGGAAGTTGAGGACATCCCGGGCAGCCGTCCCCAGAGGGAAGAACCGGGTGGCTTACTGGTAGGGGCTGGTGGTCCGACTGCAGGGAGTGATCCAAACCCCGGAGCGCTCCCGTTTCCACTGGTGAGGTTAGTCAACCACGATGGGGTACCGCCTGATGGGTTTATCGGGTCACCGATAGGAATAGTTCCGGGTGCCCCAACATGCCATGGTTCCCCGAACCTTGATCCTGAATCAAGTCCAAAGCTTGCAGCATTAGCGGCTATCCAGCCCATCTCAGACTCTGGCCCTAGGTCAGCAGCTAGTCCCTTGGTATGCATTGAATCGTTAGGGTGCCCGACGTTACCTACTCCAGCGTCATATAACTTCCCTTGAGTAATCCCATCCCGGTAGCCTGAGGTTATTGAGATATTCGGGTTGGCGGCCATCATGTTAGATACTTTGGACGCAAAGCTAGGATCTAGGTGAGCTAGCCCTTGTCCCCCATACTCCCCGTAAGGTGACGGGGTATCACCTAAGAACCCGAGTCCGGGTACCTTTGATGCAACATTTCCAGTAGCTGCAGCAGCCTGCGCTCCAACTTTGAAGAAGGTGGCGACCATCATGTTTGCCAATGGGGTAGGCAACGCTGACATGAGTGGTCCGAGGAAGTCTCCCATTAGCCCAGTCAACTTCTGGTCAATCTGGCCCATCATTGACTCAAACTTGCGGTCCTGACCTTCTCGGTTAGCAAACTGCTCGTAGTTGCTAGACGATCCAAGTACTTGAAAGTCTCGTCGGCCTTGTGCTGACTGAGTGCGCAGGCGTTCCCGGGCTAGATCCTGCCCCCGCTCTCCAATGATGACTGCAATATCGCTGGACCCTGTGCTGGCCTTGCCGATCACATATTGCCAGAAGTACTGCCTCATGTACTCGGGGACATCTGTGGTGCTAAACCAAGCGTCCATATTGGACCCCGGGAATTGCTGGGTAGCTAGCTCTTCCTTAGTAAACGATTTACCTCTATCCCCACCGGGACGCTGGCCCTCAAACCACTTGAGGGTGCTCTCTGCCCACTCTTGGAGCGTCTTAGGAACTCCACCAGCACCGAACCCACTCATCGCTCCACCTGTGAGCATGAGAGCCTTCTGGTGCCCGCCGGTGTTCCCTAAGAAGTCGCTGGACATCTTGGCTAAGCCTGCGGCACCCACTGATGGGGTGAACAGCTGCATCTGCCGAATACCTTCAAAGTACGCCCCGGATTTAGCTGAGCCTAGCTGTCCGTATCCGGACATGGCCCCCTCGTTAAGCGCTCCGATAGTATTCCCGAGGTCTCCCAGCACGGGGGTACCTTCTTGGAGCTGCTCAATCAGCCTGCTGATCTTTGTGCTATTCAGGGTAGCTAGTGGACCCAGTCCACCTGCTATAGCTGGGGCATTCTGGCGAGTTTCTTCCATCCGGTTATATGCATACTTCGGGGCGACAGACGCCACGTTGAACATAGTTTCAGTAAGGTTCTCGCCCTTTAGGTTGCTGAATACTCCGCTGAATGCGTCAGTTCCTCCGCCGGTTAAGCCGCCCCCTGCCCCGCCATAGTTGTACGGTATTCCGCTCCCGGTGGTCCCACCACCACGTCCTCCGCCACTATTCAGGGCCTGAGCAGTTGAGCTGGCCCCTTGCTGCATGTTCGAGAATACAGAGTTCATCCCCTGCATCATCATGGTGTTCTGGCTGCCCATGGACATCACGGTGGTCTGTAGCTCTCGTACAGCACCACTGAGCGCCTTTATATCACTGGTAGCAGCGTTCACGCCGTCTACTGAGAACTTCATCCCGGTGGCTACAGGTATAGGACGGTCAGATCCAGAGGACCCTGAAATACTAGGTTCAGCCACTTCTCTCTATCCTCCACACGGTTACTTCGTACCAATAGGACCGTTCTCGTACAGTCATGTCCTTGATTTCACTTAAAGACCAACCTGAGAACATGGAAGATATTGCCTCATACAAGGCAAACAGACCTACCTCATCTTGGTCGAAACAACTCCTCCCATTGAACAGGGATGAGTACCTCCTCGTGACAGGATGAGCACTCTAGAGTCAGAGAAAGGGATACAGCAGGCTGGCGATCCATTACATCAGATAGCAACTTACCCCGGTCGTTCAGGGACATGTCTCGAACGAATTCATCCATATACATAGGCGTTTTGCCATCAACACTGCGGATGAGTCGGGTAAGGAGGTTGGTGTTCTGAACTGACGCACTAGCTGGCTTGTCAGTAGCTGATGCCAGTACATCTGCGCCTGTAACCAGACGGTAGACGATCTCTACTCCAGAACTAGTCGTATAGGTATTCAGAAACTGCAGGTCATCGGGCACAGATATTGGAAAGTCCGTATCCAATAGAACTAGCGTGGTCTGCTCCGAAGCGCAGTGAGGGCATGTAAATGACATGTCCCGCTCGTTACCGAACGTAGACTGAACGACTGCTAGGTAAATCATTAAGCGTTCCCCAATGAGGAGCTTCCCTAGCACTTTAGATCGCTCTGATACCGGCAGGCTAGCTAGATCTACAGACCCTATCGATACCACACCGAGGGACAATATTCCGTCAAACAAGGTATCGCTGGTCTTGTACCTAGATAGGTACTCCTCATCCCGGCCAGTTAATTCCCTAAGGCGTACAGTGGTCTGGGATACGCCATCGTCACTATAACCCCGAGGGATCTCGACGCTAAGGGAAGGGGCAGGTTTAATAGCAGGATGATCCCCTGAAGTTATATTACTTACAGCTTCATCAATGGAGTCTAGGGGGATGCTTTCTTGTGAAAGATCTCCCATCCATGCTTCTGCGTTACTAGTGTCGCCTGTAATTGTCACGAGTTATGCTCCGGTCGTTATGATGGTTTAAATATATATGGCGTCCGAACCGTATATAACTTCTAACCCTTCGTGGTGGATAGTCATGCTGTTGATGAGGATCCCGTTATCTCCGGCGTTTAGTCCACCGAACGCCACACTCGCCACCCATGCGTTATATACCTTGAATCCTAGAACGGAAGTAGCATAGTTCGTAGGCTTTCCGTCATAAGGGGGCTTTGTGACGGGGTGATCTAGTACCCGGATCTTCATGTCAAAGCGGAACTCGCCGGACCCGTCAAGTGCTCCGGTCTGGCCGAGAGTACCTTGACCCCACTGAACTGAGAACATCTGCTTTGCAAGGTCCCAGACACCGGGCTTATTAGCGAATACTCCAGTAGAACAGGAGATCGGGGAGAAGTCAGTCTGTCCGGGAAGCTTATGTGGGTTGGTGTTCCACCCGCCTTCTCGGTACGCACTCACGTCCGTAGTCATAGATAGCCCGTCAATAGACGTGAACCCAATACTTAGGAGTGAGTTATCGATGTCCGTATTTGGGTGAGAAAACTCGGTTTGGAATTTAAAGTTACGAATCGGATCAGCTGCTGCTCTAGTCCGCTCGGTAAGTGTTGGGGTGGGCATTATTACTCCTTATTGAGTTAGATGATAGAAGTGCGGACTGCACTTCCGCCATCAAATTGGGATAGGCGGATAACGACAAACTCTGCTGGGTATTCTAGAGAAACCCCAATCTCCATACGAACCTCTCCAGAAGCTACTACCTGTGGGGTATTAATAGAAGCGTCGCAGGTAATGAAGTAAGCGTCAGCAGCTGTCTCTCCGCGTAAGCCTCCTAAGGACCATATTGGCCGGAGAATTCGTTCAGCCACTGCCCGAAGTCTGGACCACAAGATGTCATCATTATTCTCAAATACGGCAAACTGGGTAGCGTCTTGAAGCTGCTGCTCGATGTTAATAAGAGTTCTGCGAGCAGTAATGAATCGATCCACCCCAAGGTTCTTCAGGGTTCGACCTCCCATGATGCACACCCCGTTACCAACTACAGACCGGATCACGTTAATATTCTTGCTATTCAGTTCTGCCAACTTACCCTCAGGATATTTAGCATCGAGGTTGATTACATTGTTTAAGGATGCAGAAATTCCTGCTGGTGATCGGTAGGCTCCACCGGAGTAGTCCATTCTGGAAATGACACCTGCTACTGCTCCTCCGGGGGGCGTAAGCTGAGTAGAGCCAACCACTGTTGGACTTGGGATGAGGATCCAAGGCGTGTAGTTAGCTACCTGAGATGACGTGCGATTTAGTCCAGCAGTACCGAGTACTGCGTCGGTCTCAAGTGCGGTGGCGTAGGCGATGGATGACTGCGTAGACAGCCGTGGAGGTGCGCCATCTTGAATTAGGAAAACATTCAAGCGCTCGGACTCGGCTACTTGGTAGTTACTATTTACCAGCTCTCCTTCAGTGGACTCATAGTGCCCGGATACATAAAGCAGTACTGATCCGTAAACCTCACCAACTGCTTCTGCTGTCGCAGTTGCTAGTTCTGCAGAACTAGGAGCACCCGGCTCATCACCGTCATCGAACACTGCTACGGATGGAGTGTTACCGAGCACTGTGGGCGTTATATCAGGGTCTAGGTCACTCGCTGTAACTAGTTTAGATCCGTTAATCTCATCATTTACTGCCTGAATAGGGGTCTTGAGTGAGTATGAGATTCCCTCTGTTGACACTAAGTCTCTAAAGGTTTCAACTACACGGACGTTTCCAGCGATGTCCGCCCTAAGGATACGGAGGGTGTATACACCGGCAGCAGCATCCTGAGACTGTATCTCGGCACGGAGTTCATTACCCCATACTCCTGCTGACTTGGCAGTAAGTGTGAACGCTGGAACGACTGGGTCGACATCATTGAGTTTCTCTACGACAGTGTATGTTGCGGCTGTGCCGCCTGTCCCAACACCTGTCGAAATGGATCGACGGATCGTTAGACCACGACCGCCGTTCTGGAAGTAGTTATGGACAGCGTATGGGAGGAACGACTTAAATGTTCCGGGAGCCGGGGCAAAGTCTCCGAAGGTAGAGGAATAATCAGACCATGATCCCACGGTTACGTTCTCCATGGTAGGGCCACGTTCACATGCTCCTACGAACAGGGTGGTAGTTGCAGACGTACCTGTCTCAGAAGAGTTACTGAATGTTGATTCTTCTAGGTATACACCGGGTCGGCGGTAAGTTGGCATGTGAGGCTATCTTTCTAATAATGCGGAGAGTACATGGTATAGAACGAGTTGTATTAAGGGCCAGACGGCGGTGCTTCGTTATTGAATGAACCTGCTATCAGATCATGATTTGGATCATCATAATCATGCTCAGGCGGGAGATAGTTAGAGGATAGTTTAGTTTCCTCTGCAGTTCCCGTGTTTGAGTAAATATCAACATGGACTCTCTCGACAGCCTCTAGGTCTATTAGAGCTGTAGTTGGAATCTCTGTCTCCATCGAAATGGTGTACATCTTTCTAAAGATACGGTTGGAGTTCTCAGTAGTTTCCTGAGTGTCTGCTCCGACCCATTCAAGTAGTTCACATCTACGCCATACGCTGTCAGCGTCTACTCCAATAAAGAATGATCGTGGCGATAGTTTATCAATGAGCAGCTTTCCTTGGAGAACCCGGTCATCGATAGCGCTGTTCGTATAAGTAGTTATCTGGAACATCAAGCGGTACGGGAGATACCTACCCATACGACCGTTGTAGTCCTCAATATCTACCCCATCGGGGAGTATGTCAGATGATACTGACGGGTAGTACATGCCTTTACGGATTGCCCCTGTTTCTTGGTCTACAAACTCTGCGGGAGTACGCATAACATTTACTTCACTATGCCAGAGGTCATACGCCGGAGTTATAGACAGTAAGTCGAGAGTCATGTACGGGTACTTGATAGACCGCTCGGTAGATGGCCAGCGGAAATAGACTGCTACAGATCTAGAGACTGACTGGCGGCTAGGAAGCTGGATGCCTGATAGATACTCTTTCAGGGCAGATTCCTCTGCTAGCAGGAAACCAGTCTTCTCATTGATGTCTACCTGAGCGATATCAGCCATCAGAACTCATAGCTGGTGGGGTAACTCCAGATTCAGCGTCCTTTACTGACTGAGCGGCAGATTGCTTCCGGAGAGCAGTAGATCCGATTGAGCTTGAACCGACTAGCACCTCATGGCGAGCAAGTGCATCTACCGTACGCATCAGAGGATCTGGCGGGTATTCTTCAGTTCCATATTCCGCAGCAAACGCCTCGGATACAAACTCAATACCCCGAACACCGATCCAGAACCGGTCGTTCTCGTCCCATGTATCGATGTGATCAGCTAGCCCTACCCAGCGCTCTGAGGCATTAGCTCTGCGCAGTACCTCTGAATGAACGGCCTCTTTAGCTTGGGTAGAAGCTTCCTCTGCAGCTGCAATAAACGACCCAACCTGATGGTTGAGTGTATTGAG